TCCTGGATCAACAAGGACTTCTTCGTCCCGTGAGTAGGCCGGGGGAGGGGAGTTCCTGGCGGGCCGCTCCCCTCCCCCCTTCACCACACTGCCCGCCAAAGACCCGCTATGAGAAAGGCCCAGCCATGCCCAACAACAACATTTTGACTTTGGATTCCCTCCGCGAAGACATCGAGCGCGAATTCGCCCCCTGCCAAGTGGACTTGGGGGAGGGGAAAACGCTGACGCTGCGGAACCTTCTGCGGCTCCCCAAAAACACCCGGGAACAGGTGTACACACTGCTCGATGAGCTGTCCGCCATCCAGAAAGACGAGGACCAGGACGGTTTGGTGGCCACTGAGCAGTCCGCTCAGATCGCGTTGAAGATCCTGCCTTTGGTGGCCGACAACGAGAAGCTCGGCGCGAGGCTTGTGGAGTCCATTGAGGACGATTTGGCGTTGACGCTGCGGGTGTTTTCGCGGTGGATGGAGGGCACCCAGGCGGGGGAAGCCGAGGGCTCGCCGACCTCATAGATGAGTACGGTGAGCATTTGGCCGCTGACCTGCTCGAGCATTACCGGGTGGATCTGCGGGATCTGATGCATCCGGGCAGCCCGCTGACCCCGCTGTGGTTGTTGGTGTTGATCCGCGGCTTGCCTGAGGGTGGGCGGTTCAACGCTGCTGTGCGTGGTGGGCAGGAGTTCCGCGGTTGGGACGCGTCCCGGTATGCGGCGGCGGCGACGGTGAACGCGGTTCGGGCTTTGCAGCACACCTATGTGTCGGCGCATGTGAAGTCCCGGCCGAAGCCGCCGGAGCCGTTCCCCATCCCTGACCGTCCGAAGCGCCGCGGCGCTGGTTCATTCGCCGCTATCGCGGCCCAAAAGTTGGCTGAGGAAGGTTCAGATGGCCGGTTCGAAGGAAGTCGGGAAGGTCTCAATCCGGGTCATCCCTGATTTGGATCGGTTCCGGGAGGAACTGCAGGGCGAACTGGAGAAGCTGGAACGTAAAGTCGCTGATATCAGGGTTGGTGCGGACACCAGCCGGCTGCGGGACGAGGTGCGGGCAGCCACCGCGAACCTTCCCGACGCCAAAGTTGCCGTCGATGTGGACGCCTCCCAGTTGCGGGAGGAAATCCAAACCGGTTCGGCCCGCGTTCCCGTCAATGTCGACATAGATCAGAACCGTCTCCAGCGCGCGCTGTCCGGTCTGCGGTCGAAGCTAAACAACACCACCCTGTCTATTGGCGGTTTGTTCGCTTTGAATCAGGGTTTGGACAGCGTCGGTGAGTCGGCCACGCGAGCCAGCGGCGGCATGACCCGGTTGTCCCGCACCGGCCTGATCGTGGCTGCGGTGTTCGCCGGCGCCGCCCCGGCGGTCGGACTGGTTTCGGGCCTCCTCGCCGGCCTGCCTTCGCTGATCAGTGCGTTCGCAGTTGGCGGTGCGGCGGTCGCTCTGGGCTTGGACGGCATTAAAGCGGCAGCGGAGGCGGTGAAACCAGCTTTTGAAGAGCTGAAGGCGGCGGTTTCCGGCACGTTCCAGGAGCAGTTGACTCCGATCTTTCAGCAGTTCCTGCCGATGCTTCCGATGCTGAAGTCGGGATTCCAGGAGGTCGCCTCAGGGCTGTCGGGGATGTTTCAGGGTTTCGCGAACGCCGCCACCTCGGTGCAGGGTGTGCAGCAGATCGGAACGATCCTGCAAGGCGTCGGCGGTTTCTTCAGGGACCTCGGCCCGGTAGTGCAAACAGCAACCCAGTCGTTCCTCACGTTGGCATCCGCGGGGGCGCAGTCGTTCAACCTGCTGCTCGCTCCGCTGCAGAACTTCGCCAACGGTTTCGACGCGATGGTACAAAGAATCACCTCCAACGGTGTGTTTGAGGGCGCGATGCAGGGCTTGTCGCAAACCCTTGACGGCATTTTCACCTTGTTCACCCGCCTGTTTGAGGTTGGTGCTCAGGCGATGGCTTCGCTGGGTGGGCCTCTGCAAACTCTGCTCGGCGGGTTCGGTGACCTGCTCGTCGGGGCGATGCCGGCGCTGACAGCGTTCGCGGCGGGTGTCGCGAACACCATTGGGGCGTTGGGAACGTCGTTGGCCCCGGCGTTCGCCGCTCTCACCCCGGCGGTGTCAGCGATCATGCCGATCATCACCCAGTTGGCGACGATCCTGGGTTCGACGCTGTCCACAGCGGTTCAGGCGTTGGCCCCGGCGTTGACGCAGATCGCCCAGGTGTTGGGTCCGGTGTTGACCGCTGCCGCGACAGCGTTGGCACCGATCCTGACCCAGGTCGCTCAAACATTGGGCACTGTGCTGCTGGCTGCGGTTCAGGCGTTGGCGCCGCTCATGCCGCTGATCACCCAAACATTTCAGCAGCTCGCTGCCGCGATAGGGCAGGGCTTGGCGACGGCCCTACCGGCAGTCGCTAACGCGTTCACGCAGCTGGTTCCGGTGATCGTCCAGTTGGCGCCGGCGTTCCTTCAGCTGATCCAAGCCGTCATTCCACTCATACCGGCAGTAGCGCAGATCGCCGCTGCGGCGCTGAGCGTGGTGGCAGCGTTCGCCCCGCTGCTCGGCGTCCTCGCCAATGTAGCGACGTTGGTGGCGCAGGTCGTCGCGAGGTTTGCCGAGTTCGCCGCCAGCGTGGTCGCCGCGGTTGCGGGAGCTGTGTCCGGGTTGGTCAGCACGATATCCAGCGGGATGCAGCAGTTCGTGCAGTTCATCTCCGACGGCATCAACCAGGGGGTGGATGCTGTGCGGCAGTTCGGATCCCAGGTTGTGGCGGCGTGCGCGGGGTTCGGTTCGCTGCTGGTGTCTGCGGGCGCCGACCTGATCCGAGGGTTGATCAACGGCATCAAGTCGATGGCCGGGGCGGCGCTGCAAGCCGCCCGCGATGTCGCCTCAAGCGTGGTCGGGGCGGTGAAAGGTTTCCTGGGGATCAACTCGCCGTCGAAGGTGTTCCGCGAGATCGGTGTGAACGTCGGTGAAGGCTTCAACGAGGGCGTCGGCTCCCAAGTCGGTGCCGGTGTCGCACAGGTCAAGGAGTATGCGACCGCGATCCTGCAGTCGGTGAAGGAGGTGTTCGGTTCCGCTGAAGGGGTGAACCTCAATTTCAACCTCGCCGCAGCCGCACCGGCACCAGCCCTGTCCGGGCTGCAAACCCAGCTGGCGGCAACGTCGTCGTCGGCGGACACGTTCAAGGAGTCGATGGGTTCGGCTGGGCAGGCTTTGACGCAGATCGACACCACTGAGGCGAAGCTGAAGATCGACGAGTTGGGGCAGTCGCTGGCCGAGTTGGAGATCCGCCGCAAGGAACTGCAACTCGCCAAGGCCGACCCGAGCGCCGACCAGGCCGCTATCAAGGCGCAGCTTGAGCAGATCCGCAACCAGAAAACCGCGCTCGGGTTGGAGCGCGACAAATTGGCCTACGCCCAGAAGTACGGCGGGCAAATGTCATCCACGTCGCAGGGCTACCAGGATCAGATCAAGAGCCTCCAGAAGATGCCGTTGGACTTCGCCACCGCAAACGGAAACCAGTTCCTGTCCGACCTGGGTTGGTCCGGGCAGGGCGCTATCCCGTCACTGATGCAGCAGGGCCTCGACTACGCATCGAATTTCGTGTTCAACGTGGCGAACATGGATGACGCTCTGAGCGGCCAAAGAACCCTTCAGAACCGGCAAATGCAAGCAACTATTGGGAGATAACGTGAGACCTGACACCGTAGTTGAGCTGGAGGGTGTCACCGGGGAGCGGTTCACCATCGCCGGCCCTAACGCCGGGGATAAAGGCGTGTTTTTGGGGACGGGGCTGCGGGAGTTCTTCGACCCGCCGGTGAAGGTGGTGTCCGAGGAGCCCGGTAACTATCCGGGCTCACGGTATCTGAATCACCGTATTCTGCGGCGCGACTTGGTTTTCGCCGTGGAGATCCTGGACGACCCGTCGAAGAACGTTTCGTGGTTGTCGAGGGATTCGGAGTGGCGCAAAGCGTGGTCATTTGAGGCTGACTGCAAACTGTTTGTAACGACCCCGGAGTCTGGCACCCGCTATTTGAAGTTGCGGCTGTTGGAGTCCCCCCAGGTGGACACCACCACCGATCCGCGGATGCACACCATTAACCGGGTGTCGATGGTGTGCGTGGCTTACGACCCGTTTTGGTGGGGGGAGGATGAGATTCACACCGCTGTCACGCAAACCGACACCAGCTTCGACCCGAATGCGTTGCAGTTGCCGTGGCCTTGGCCGCAGAACGAACTGCCCAAGGAAACACTGTTCATTGATGTCCCGAAGGTGAATCCGACTGACCAGATCATCTGGCCGAAATGGTCGGTCCCTGGTTCCACTGAGGCCCCCGCGGAGCCGTACATCCCGTGGCTGCCGTGGCTGGGTGCCCCGAAGTCGCGGGCGGCGATCTGGACCCTGCCGGACTATTCGTGGCAGGACGACGACCAGAAGAACCGTAGGCTTCGGTTGCCGGGTTTGATCGGCGGGTTGCGTACCAACGAGATCCAACAGTTGGTCATTGACGGCCGCCCGACTGGGGGGAACTTCAAACTGAAGTTCGGTTCGGAAACCACCGGCAACATCCCGCATAATGCGTCCACAACGCAGATCCAGAACGCTTTGGTGGCGTTGGCTCAGATCGCCGCCGGGGATGTTGAGGTCACCCGCAACCCGGCGGTGAATGAGCAGCAGACCGTCGAATTGACTGGCGGCGCTACCGGAGGTTCGTTCCGGCTTGCATTTGAAGACAACTGGACTGACTGGATTCCGTTCAACGCTATCGCCCTGAATGTGTATGCCGCGTTGGCTGCGCTCCCCCAGGTGTCGATGGTCGGTGTGACAGTGGAGCAGGATTCCAAAGACTGTGTGCAGGAAATCCGCATCGTCGGTGAACCCACCAAGGGCACATTCAAGCTGAAGTTTGACGGTGAGACCACAGGGGAAATCCCCTACAACGCATCCAATCTCACGGTTGCGTTTGAACTGTCGAAGCTGGCGAGTATCGGTTCGTTTGACATCAACGTGACCGGGGCCGGGTTGTTCGGTGGTGGGCCGTGGTGGAAGGTCGCGTTCCAGGGCAATTTGGCTGGGGTGAACGTGAACCGTTTGACCGCTGACGCTTCCGGACTGTCCGGGGGTGCGGGCATCGCGGTGAACACCAAGATCCTGACCCCTGGTGGCCGCAAATACACGATCACGTTTGGCGGCAGCTTATCCGGCTATAACGCGGAGATGCTCAAGTTCGATGCGTCCCGGCTGACGGGGGGGAAGAACCCGTCCGTGGATATCCGCACCACCACCGAAGGGTCACACCCATTCCAGATCACGTTCTTGGGGAATCTTTCGGGGAAGGATGTGCCCCAACTCGAACCCACCCAGGTGGCGTTGACGGGCGGCAGGAAACCGAGGGTCACCACGGCTGTGCGGTTGGAGGGCGCCACCGCACCCGCCGAGAACGCGTTTGTGGACACCGACCCGCGTGTGGAACAGGTGGTGTCGGAATCCGGCTCGGAAGTGTGGGGACGAATGAACGGAATACGTTGGAAACACTTTGTTCCGCCGTACACCGCGGCCCGAAAGTTTGAGATCACCGTTTCTGGTTGCAAACCGGGGCAGATGGTGGCTCTGCGCCTACCTAGGCCATTCAGCCGGCCGTGGGGATTGGAAGGCTGATGCGTTACGTCCTGCGGCTGTTCGGCGTCCCCGTCGTGTCTCTCACCGTGGAACAGATAGTCGAGTACGAGGAAACCGAAGAGGCTACCGGCGCGGGTGGTGGCAGCGCACACAACTTTGAACGTGACGGCAACCCGCTCTCCCCGGAGAGCCGGTATGAGTGGGAGTGGGAGGACAAACGTGGATTCGGTTTTGGAGCGTGCTGACCTTTCCGGCGGCTTGTCGAGCCTGGCGGATCACGAGAACCTGTGGGGGAAGGTTCAGGAACGCCGCGCATGGTTGGAGAAGATGCGGCTGGAGAAACCAGTCGTCGAACTGTACGACGGGGACTACCAGCTGCGCGGTGTGGTGGCCGGCGAACGCTCCGGCGACTTCGAGGAAATCGAAAACGAGACCGGCACAGCCTCAATCCAACTCGGC